TGAAGACTCGAGGCAGCGCCCAAGGGCAGACGATCAACGCCCGCCCCTGCCTGACCGTCAACAAACTGCCTCAACACGTCCGTCAGGTCACCAACGACCAACGGCAGAACCGACCCAGCGGCAAGGTTATCCCGGTCGACGACAACGCTGACATTGAAATGGCGGAAGTGCTGGACGGCATTGTTCGGCACATCGAGTACATTTCAGACGCTGACGTCGCTTACGATACGGCTTGCGAGAACCAAGTCGTCCACGGTGAGGGCTACATACGCGTTTTGACCGAGTATTGCGACGACACGAGTTTTGATCAGGACATCAAGATTGGACGGGTCAGAAACCCGTTTTCAGTCTACATGGACCCGATGATCCAAGACCCTTGCGGGGCAGACGCCCAGTGGTGCTTCATTACTGAAGAAATCACTAAAGAAGACTACCACCGGATGTACCCGAAAGCCTCGCCCGTGACGTCGATCATGGCGCAAGGCATAGGCGACGCAGACCTCACGCAGTGGGTCGCGGAACTGACCATCCGGATTGCGGAGTACTTCTACTACGAGCACAAAGAAGCCACGCTCAACTTGTACCCAAACGGCCAGACGTTCTTTTCGGACGATCCGCAAGACAAACAGATGCGTCAGATGGGCTTGCAGCCGATCAGAAGCCGCAAAGTCGACCGAAAACAGGTGAAATGGATCAAAACCAACGGTTTTGAGGTGTTGGAAGAGCGTGACTGGCCCGGCCAATACATTCCGGTCGTCCGAGTGGTCGGAAACGAGTACGAAGTCAACGGCGACGTGCAGATTTCGGGCCTGGTGCGTAACGCCAAGGACGCCCAGCGACTGTACAACTACTGGGTCAGCCAAGAAGCAGAAATGCTGGCGCTGGCCCCCAAAGCGCCGTTTATTGGCTACGGCGGACAGTTTGAAGGCTACGAGCACCAGTGGAAGACGGCTAACGTCAACAACTGGCCGTATCTCGAGGTCAATCCAGACGCCACAGACGGTCAAGGCGTGCCTCTGCCGCTGCCGCAGCGGTCTACCCCTCCGATGGCTCAAACGGGGCTCATACAGGCCAAAATGGGGGCGTCGGATGACCTCAAAGCAACGACTGGCCAGTACGACCCCAGCCTTGGCGCAACTTCAAACGAGCGTTCTGGCCGGGCCATCCTCGCCCGCCAGCAGCAAAGCAACACCGGCACGTTTCATTACGTCGACAACCTGGCTCGAGCCATCCGTTACATCACGCGTCAGATCATTGACTTGGTACCCAAGATTTACGACACCCGTCGGATTGCTCGCATCATTGGCATTGATGGCGAGGTGGACCAAGCGGTCATTGACCCCAGCCAGCAGCAGGCGGTCACAAAGATCGTGGACCAGCAGGGCATCGTCATCCAGAAGATCTACAACCCCAACGTCGGCAAGTACGACGTCCGCGTCACGACTGGCCCCAGCTACATGACCAAACGCCAAGAGTCGATGGACGCGATGGGCCAGATCCTGCAAGGCAACCCGCAACTGTGGATGGCCGCAGGCGACCTGTTCGTCAAAAACATGGATTGGCCAGGCGCCCAAGAGCTTGCAGCGCGCCTCAAAAAGATGATCGACCCCAAACTGCTGCAAGACGAAGACGATCCGGCGATCCAGGCGGCCAACCAGCAGATCGAAGCGCTGAACGCGCAGTTGCAACAGATGATGGGCCTGCTTCAGAACGTCAACCAGTCAATGGAAGCGCAGGATCTGGCCATCAAGCAACAGGCCAACGACATCAAAGCCTACGAGGCTGAAACACGTCGGGTCCAAGCGCTGTCGCAGGCCATGTCACCTGAACAGGTGCAGGAAGTGGTCGTTCAGACCTTGCGCGACGTGATGGATTTGGGCAATCTAGCGGCCATGCCGCAGCAACTGACCCCAGAACAGCCAATGATGCCTGAACAAGGGATGCCGCAATGACCTGCGAAGTCTTCATTGGCCAACTGTTTCTGGCGCGAGATGTCACGCACTCTGTACACCTCAATACAAGGTCGTACGCCAAACACAAAGCGCTGAACAAGTTCTACACGGGCATCATTGACTTGGCGGACGACTTTGCAGAAGCCTACCAAGGCAAGTACGGACTGATCGGGCCGATTGCGTTGCAGTCGGCCAAGAAAACAAACAACGTGGTCGAGTTCCTTGAGGATCATGTCAAAGAGATCGAAAACACCCGCTACAAGGTGGTCGACAAGGACTGCACACCGCTCCAGAACATCATTGACGAAATCCTGGCGTTGTACTATTCCACCTTGTACAAACTCAAATTCCTCGCGTAAGGACGCATTATGGAACTTTTGAACCCTATGACCGATGCCCAGTTCGCTGCGGCAAACGCTGCGTACACCGGCACGGCTGGCAGCACCAGCACCTGGCCGGCTGGCCCGCAGGGCGTGGTGATCTGGTCAACCACAGCGGCTTACGTCTCAGTCGGTGAGGGTGTAACGGCAACCAGCAGCGACACTCCAATCCCTGCCAACACGCCCATCCCGTTCATCGTGCCGCAAGGCACCGGCGCACCGTGGCGCGTCAGCGCGATCCAGATTGGGTCAGCCGGCACCGTGTACGCCAAACCCATCAATATCCGATGAGCTTCGGTGTCGCCACCCGCAACGGCCTGTCGCTCGGGCTGGGCACGGTCATTACGCTGGCGACTGACTTCGCCGGGCCGAACCCTGGCCCGCCGTGGATCGTGCTGACGAGCAATGCAACACCCTACACTGTTGACGAAGAAGTGCTCAACAGCTCTGGAACAAGCTTTTACGTTGTCGAGACGGTGCTGACCAGTAACGGCACGTCATACAACCCAATTTAAGGAGAGCGTGCTGTGGCCGCATACGAACTGCTTTTGTTGAATACAGCCGTCCCGCAGATCCAAGCGGCTCAGTCCGGCGATACATACGTCTGTCCGAGGGACATCCAGATTACAGCGAATCTGGACGTTACCGGCAACACGATCCTTGGCGATGCCTCTACCGACACGGTGAGGGTGAACGGGTATATGGGGGTGGGGGGTGCTGGTAGCGCAGGAATTTCTGTTTACGCACGAAATACTGCTTTGACGGGAACATCACAGGTTGGGGTTCAATCTCAGATTACTGCAACTTCTGCAGCAACTAATGGAGTGTATGGACTCTATGTCGTTAACAGCACAGAGGCAACATCGTTTACAGTCGGAAATGCGTATGGTGTGCGAGTATCAAATCTTTCGCTCGGCGCAGGTTCTTCTGCTACCAATCAACATGGGATTTACATCAATGATCTGACTTCCGGCACAAACAACTACGGCATCACCTCTCTTGTCTCCAGCGGCACGGACAAGTGGAACATCTACGCCAGCGGGACAGCGGCGAATTACTTTGCGGGCAACGTGGGCATCGGGACGAGTTCGCCGGGGTACAAGCTACAAGTTAGCGGAACAACTGGGCAAACTTTTTCTATTGAGAGGGTTGCATCTTCAATTGGGTCATCAACTGCACTTGGGACAATTGCAGGAACTGGTGAAATTCCAACGTTGACTGCGGATGGTGCATCAATTCAGTTTATTGGCGCTGGCACATGGAGTTCCACAAGTTCACCGGGTCGAATTGTTTTTAACACCACTCCCGCTGCGACAACCACTCCAGTCGAACGTTTTCAACTTGCGGCAGGCGAAGCAGTCTTCAACGACCCCGGCAACGACTACGACTTCCGTGTCGAGTCTGACACCAACACCCATGCGTTGTTTGTGGAAGGAACAAACAGCAACGTCAAAGTTGGCGGGAGTGCAGAGCGAGCTACCACAGTCGGCACCAACCACCTTGACATCTTCGACGGCACAGCCCCTGTCGGCACTCTTGCTAACGGCATCTCGATCTATTCCTCGGCTGGTGAAGCCTACGTCATGGACGCTGCGGGTAACGCTACGCTGTTCTCACCGCACGATGCCGAAACCAACGAATGGATCTTCCGTTCCAAGCACACGCCCACGGGTAAGGTGCTGAAGATTGATGTTGAGCGTCTGCTTAAGTTCGTCAATGACCATTTCGGTCTTGACGCTGTTCACGAGTTTATTGAGGACTAAACCATGATCACTTGGACTATCCAGAACATGACCCGCACCACCGACACGGGTTTTGTCATCAACGTGGCGTGGGCTTGCACCGCACAGCAGGACTCTGCATCAGCCTCCCACGGTGGCACAACCACCTACCTAAACAACCCCGACGAACCCGGATTCATCCCCTACGATCAACTGACCGAGGAAATCGTGCTGGGCTGGGTCTATGAGTCTTTGGGCGATCAGAAGGCCGAGATCGAAGCAGGACTGACTGCCAAGGTCGAGAAGCAACTGAACCCAACCACCGCTAACGGACTCCCTTGGGCGGCATGATGCAAGAGTTCACGATCAAGATCACGGTCGAAGAAGCCAACATCATTGCGATGGGGCTGGGCAAGCTACCGCTGGAAGTGTCCGTTGCGATCTGGCAGAAGTTGCGAGCGCAGGTCGAGCAGCAGGTGCAGCCGCCCGCAGAATCTGCTTGACAGCCGACCGAAATACTGTATAAATCTACACCGTACTGGTGCGGTTCACCAGGTGCTCGCCAGAGTGGAAAATGGAAAACAATCTCACAGCGGATTCAACCCCCGCGCCGGCAGCCCCCGAGACGGCCTCGGACCAACTGCCTGAGCAGCCTACCCAAGCGGCTGCCGAACCCGATACGCCGGCCAAGACGTTCACTCAAGAAGAGCTGGACGAAATTGTACGCAAGAGGCTTGCGAAAGAGCAGCGACGATGGGAGCGCCAAACGCGCCAGCAGCCCCAGACTCCGTCGGTGCCTCAAGATGTTCCGCCTGCTGACCAGTTCGAGTCCGTCGACGCCTACGCGCAAGCGCTGGCTGAGAAGAAGGCTCAAGAACTGATCCAGCAACGCGATCTTGAGCGCCAACAGTCTCAACTGCTGGAAGGTTATGCGGAGCGTGAAGAAGCGGCCCGGGACAAGTACGAAGACTTTGAACAAGTCGTCTACAACCCGAGTCTGCGTATTACGACCGTGATGGCGCAAACGATCCAAGCGTCTGACATGGGGCCGGACATCGCGTATCACCTCGGTGCCAACCCGAAAGAAGCCAACCGGATCGCTCAACTGCCGCCGTTCTTGCAGGCCAAAGAGATCGGGAAGATCGAAGCCAAACTGGCCGACAATCCGCCCGTTGTCCGCAAATCAACCAAAGCGCCTGATCCGATCGCGCCTGTGTCTTCAAACCGTTCGACCGCACCGAAGTTCGATACGACCGATCCCCGGTCTGTCAAAGAAATGTCGGTCAGCGACTGGATTGAAGCCGAACGGCAGCGTCAGATCAGGAAAATGCAAGCTCGACTCAGTCAATGACCTGGTAGTCAGGAAAGTTCTCAGAAAGACACCTTTTGCGAATCGTAAACCTGTGAATGCCTGTAGCTTTAGCGGCTTCTGCGAAGGAGCGGTACTCAACTCCAAGCACCCTGCAACCCGTGTTGCGAGGGTGATTGAGGCTGCGTTGCCGTTTCGACTCTTCGCTGTGTCCCGCACGCTTAAAGTACGGACGCTTGCGCCCAAGCAAAGCGGCTCGCTGTTTGGCTTTGGTTTCTTCAGATGTCACGCTGCCAAGCCGTGCCTGCCGCAACTTTTCCCGCACTTCGGGCGTGCGTTCGTACCGACTAAATCTTTCCAAATGGTCGGCATGGCGCATAACCATGTGATCTCGTTGGGTGAGGCATTCAAGGTTTTCGGCTCGATTGTCCGCAGGATTGCCATTAATGTGGTGCACTTGCAATTCCGGGCTAAATGTGGGCAGCCAGCATTTTGCAACCATACGGTGGACCAATCGGCGTCGCCCGGCAGACAAGTAGCCGTCGGGCCGCACATTTGGCGTGTAAAGGGTGTTCGCTCTGAGAACTTTTCCGCATCGAGATACGGCGTACAAGTGATCAAACAATCGAAATTCGATTCCGTTCATAAAGACGCTGTTCATGGTGTGCCTCCTTTGGTGTCTGCACAAGGTAATCTTATCACAACTTTCTTTAATAGGTGAAAACCGTGAGCAACAGTCTCTTAACGATTGACATGATCACGAGGAAAATTCTCGAAATTCTCGAGAACAACCTTGTGATCACCCGTACTGTAAATCGGCAGTACGACTCGAGCTTCGCCCAAGAAGGTGCGAAGATTGGTTCAACTCTCCGTATCCGTCTGCCGGACCGCGCTCTGGTGACTGATGGTGCGGCGCTGCAAGTGCAGGACGACAACGAGCAGTACACCACGCTGACCGTTGCCAGCCAGAAGCACATCGGCGTCAACTTCACCACCGCCGAACTGACGATGCAGTTGGACGACTTCGCTGAGCGGGTTCTCAAGCCCCGGATCAGCCAGTTGGCCTCCAGTATCGACGCGGACGTGGCGAACTCGTTCCAAAACATCTTCCAGTCGGTTGGCACGCCTGGCACCACTCCTGGTACCAGCTTGGTGCTGTTGCAAGCTCAACAGAAGCTGAACGAAGCGGCTGCGGTCATGTCGCCTCGCTACGCGACCGTCAACCCGGCGGCCAACGCGGCGCTGGTTGAGGGCATGAAGGGCTTGTTCAACCCGGTGTCGACGATCAGCAAGCAGTTCAAGTCTGGTCTGATGGGCGAAGGCATTCTGGGCTACGAAGAGCTCAACATGAGCCAGTCGATCAAGCAGCATACGACCGGCACGCGCACTGGCGCCCACACTGTCACCACGACCGTGTCTAGCCAAGGCGCCACCAGCATCGCCATCACCGGAACGGGTTCGCAGACGATCAAGAAGGGTGACGTGTTCACCATCGCGAGCGTCTATTCGGTCAACCCCCAGACCCGTGAGTCGACTGGCTCGCTCCAGCAGTTCGTCGCCACCGCTGACGCCACCGCATCGGGCGGCGCCTACACGGTGAGCGTGAGCCCGGCGATCTACACCGCCAGCCAAGCTCTGGCGACCGTGGATTCGTTCCCGCAAGCCTCGGCAGTTGTGACTTTCTTGGGAAGCGCCAGCACCCAGTACCCGCAGAACCTGATCTATCATCGCGACGCCATCACGTTCGCGACGGCCGATCTGGTGATGCCGCAGGGTGTCGACATGGCCAGCCGTCAAGTCCACAATGGCATCAGTCTGCGTGTCGTGCGTCAGTACGACATCAACAACGACCGTATGCCTTGCCGGGTTGACGTGCTCTACGGCTACTCGGTGATCCGTCCGCAGATGGCTGTGCGGATGTGGGGCTAAACAAAGGGGCTTCGGCCCCTTTCACCAAATTTTGAAAGGATTGAATCATGGCTCTTCCTAATGGTGCAGGCGGTTATCAACTCGGCGCAGGCAATCGTGCAGAAACCACGATGGGCTACGCTGACGCACCGCAGACCGCAACCTCCACAGCGACCCTGACTGCTGCTCAGATTCTGGGCGGTATGCTGGTGGCTAACCCCTCGACCTCTGCTGCGACCTACACGCTGCCGACCGCTGCTCTGATCGACGCGGCGCTGCCCAACGCTACTGTTGGCAGCACGTTTGATCTGAACCTGGTCAACATCGGTACGTCGAGCGGTGCCGTCACGCTGGCTACGGCGACTGGCCTCACCGATGGCGGCAACGCCTTCGTTGCGGTTGCTGTTACCTCGAGCGCAGCGTTCCGGTTCCGCAAGACTGCGGAAGGCGCGTACACGGTCTACAAGATCGCCTAAAGGAGTTACGTCATGTCCAATAACAAACCCGTTGGCGTGGCGTACTCCGACCCTGCTCTCACAGCGCTCTACCTCAACGCTCCGGTCACCAAGACCGCCAGCTTCACGCTGGGCGATGAGGAGAACTATGTGATCTGTAACGGTTCTGCTGCCAACGTCACGGTGACGTTGCCCAGCGGGGCCGACTACATCGGTCGGACCGTCACCATCAAAAACCTGTCGGGTACCTACACGGTGATCTCGGCGTCGTCTAACGTCAAGCCGTTGAACTCTGGCACGGCGGGCACGGCCATTCTGGCCGCTACCGCTGGCAAGTTTGCAACGCTGGTCTGTGAAGACGGCACCAACTGGGTCATCATGGCGGCTGCTTGATAACCAGCGGGGGCTTCGGCCCCCGCTCTACACCTATGCCACTCATCTACTTGAAGCACCCGGTCCACGGGGAAAAAATCGCATCGCTTGACCTTGAAGCCGAGCATGATGAAAAACACGGCTGGGAGCGGTATACTCCGGGCGAACAACCGGCACCGGAGCCGGTAAACGAGCTGCGACCGCGCCGTCGCCGGGAGCAAAAGGATGCAGAGCTTCTATGATGTCATCCTGTCGCCGTTTGACACGCCAATAGCTGGCGCGTCGATATTCGTCTATCAGGCTGACGGCACGCTGGCAACGCTGTACTCGGACATCGTTTTTACACCAGCCAGTAACCCGCTTACTTCTGACTCTGAAGGCAAGTACGCTTTTTACGCTGCCAACGGTCTGTACTACGCGATCATAGTCGCAACGGGCTACAACAATAAAACCGTCTACAACATCGTTTTGAACGACCCCGGCACATCCACCGGGCCGGTCGACATTCAAGAGTTCACAACCGTTGGCACATCGACATGGACGAAGCCCACAGGGGCGAGGTTTGTTGAGGTGCTGATGTACGGCGGTGGAGGCGGAGGCGCCTCGGGCGGACGTAACGATACCGCTGCGTTGACTGCGGCTGGCGGCGGAGGCGGGGCGGCTGCGTCAAGAATGGCCATATCTCTTCCGGCAAATGCCTTAAACGCCACCGAAACTGTAACCGTTGGAGGCGGCGGTGCGGGCGGTGCCGGGATTTCAACAAACGCATCTGCCGGAATCGTTGGTACAAAAGGGTCTGACTCAGCGTTTGTAGGTTACGTTGCTCGCGGAGGAAATGGCGGGACAATCATAAGCGCAGCGTCGGTGACTTACAACGCCATCGACGCGGTTTACCTTTACGCATCATCAACAAGCTTAACTTTTTACTCAGCGACGGGCGGGCTGGGCTCTGCTTCTGCAACAAGTGCAGAAGGCGGTCGGGGCGGCTTTAGACCGGGCGGCGGTGGTGGTGGCGGTGGTTGGTCGTCCGTTTCGGGCATAGACAGAGACGGTCGGCAAGGTGGCTTAGGCGGCGCAGCGCTGACTGCTGACATTTCGTCAAATTTTGGGGGCGGCGGTACTGCCGGCGTTGCGGGTGCGGCAGGCGGCAATGGACCTGACGCAGCAGCCGGATATGTTGTTGGCGGTTCAGGCGGCGGTGGTGGCGGTCAAAGCGCAAGCGCGGCAGGCGCAGGGGGTGCAGGCGGCTACCCAGGTGGCGGTGGCGGTGGCGGCGCGGCCTCACGCGGCGCGTTCGACTCAGGCGCTGGCGGTGACGGTGGTGATGGTTACGTTCGAGTGGTGACCTACCTATGAAACAGTTTCTTTTACGCGCAGACGGCTCCATTCCGCCCGGCACCGACGTGGCGGCGCTCAAGAAGGCAGGGGTGCTCTTGGTCGTCCCGACACCCCGCCCGCGCCCCAGTCCGGGTATGATGGTGGTCGATGTGGATCCCGTGCAAGTGGACGGCATCTGGAGGCAGCAGTGGGCTGAAGTGCCCGCGCCACCGCCTCCGTCTGAGGAGTCAGTTGAATGACTGTTCTTACGCTTTCAGGCGCTGGCGTCACCGCCGGCGACATCATCAACGGGTCGCTGCGCCTCTTGGGTCAGCTTGCTGAAGGTGAGCAGCCGTCCAGCGACACGTCGGCAGACGCTCTGGTCGCCATGAACCAGATGCTGGACAGCTGGAGCACCGAGCGGCTGTCTGTCTTCTCGACCCGGGACGACGTCTTTACTTGGCCGGCCAACACGATCAGTCGAACATTCGGACCGACGGGTGACTTCGTCGGCACGCGACCGATCCTGCTGGACGACAGCACCTACTTCAAAGACACCCAGAGCGGTCTGTCTTACGACGTGCTGTTCATCAACCAGGACCAGTACAACGGCATCGCGCTTAAGACTGCCGGCAGCACTTATCCGCAGGTCATGTGGGTCAACATGACCTACCCGAACATCGAGATGTACCTGTACCCGCGTCCGACCAAGGATCTGGAGTTTCATTTGGTGTCGGTTCGCGAGCTTTCACAACCGGCTACGCTCAACACCACGCTGAACTTTCCGCCAGGCTACCTGCGAGCGTTCCGCTACTGCTTGGCGTGCGAGCTCGCGCCTGAGTTTGGCGTCGAACCCACACCTCAAGTCCAGCGAATCGCGATGGTGTCCAAGCGCAACATCAAGCGGATCAACAATCCTGACGATATTATGGCAATGCCATACAGTTTGGTGAATCGACGTCGTCAGCGGTTCAATATCTTTTCCGGCGGGTACTGATGAAGACCCCGATCCTCGGCGCCTCCTATGTCGCGCGCAGCATCAACGCTGCCAACGACCGTTGCGTCAACCTCTTCCCCGAGGTGGTCGCCGAGGGCGGCAAAGAGCCTGCCTTCTTGCAGCGCGCGCCAGGTCTGAAACCGATCACGCTGACGGTCAGCGGCTCGCCGGCTACCACACTCGACAACGGTCCGATCCGAGGGCTGCACGTCTATGGCGGGAAGCTCTACGTCGTCACAGTCGAATCGCCCGCTACGCTGCCGTACCCTGAAACAAAACTGTGGGAGGTCGACAGTACTTACGCCGCCACGCTGCGGGGCACCGTCAGCACAGACGTCGGCACAGGGCAAGTGACGATGGCCGACAACGGCACGCAGTTGTTTTTGGCTTGTGGGGACGCCTCGGGCACCAGCTACATCTACAACGCCAGCACGACCGCGTTCGCTGAGATCACCGACCCGGACTTCCCCGGCGCCTCCTCGGTAGGCTTCATTGACGGATACTTCGTATTCAGCGAACCTGATAGCCAGAAGTTATGGGTGACCGCACTGCTGGACGGCACCTCGGTCGATCCGCTGGACTTTGCAAGCGCAGAAGGCGCTCCAGACAACATTCTGTCGGTGCTGGTCAGTAACCGTGAGGTCTGGGTCTTTGGGACGTTTACGACTGAGGTCTGGTACAACGCAGGCGGCCCTGACTTCCCGCTCGAGCGGATCGCGGGTGCCTTTAACGAGTTGGGCTGCGCGGCGCAGTACTCGGTTCAAAAGCTCGCCAACAAGGTCTTCTGGCTAGGCCGGAACGCCCAAGGGCAGGGCATCGTCTACGTCTCAAACGGCTACATCGGCACGCGGATCAGCACGCACGCAATCGAATACGCTATCCAGTCCTACAGCCGCATGGATGACGCCATTTCGATGGTCTACCAACAGGACGGTCATCAGTTCTACATCCTGACGTTCCCGACCGCCGGAAAGACCTGGGTTTACGATCTTGCGACCGGACGCTGGCACGAGCGCGCGGGCTGGGTTGCAAGCGCCTTCACCCGGCACCGCGCCAACTGCATGGCCGGCTACAACGGCAAGATCATCGTGGGTGACTACCTGAACGGCAAGTTGTACGAGCTTGACCTAGACACTTACGCAGACGATGGCGACACGCAGCGCTGGCTGCGGACGTGGCGGGCGCTGCCCACCGGCCAGAACAATCTAAAGCGCACGGCCCAGCACAGCTTGCAGCTCGACTGCGAGGCGGGCGTGGGACTGGTGACGGGTCAAGGATCGGACCCGCAGGCAATGCTTCGCTGGTCAGACGACGGCGGTCACACTTGGTCGAACGAGCACTGGCGCTCGATGGGCAAGATCGGTGAGACAGGCCAGCGCGTGATCTGGCGCCGACTTGGCATGACCGAGCGCTTGCGCGACCGGGTGTATGAGCTCAGCGGGACAGACCCGGTGAAGATCGCTATCATGGGCGCTGAACTGAGTGTGAGCGCGACCAATGCCTAACCCGCAACCGTTTAGGATACCGGCACAACGGGTGCCCTTGCTCGAAGAGGGCGAGTCCGACATCATGTCGAGAGAGTGGTATCGGTTCTTTAATCGCAAGCCTCGGCACGGTTCGTTCTTTGACACCACTACGCAGACGGCTGCCGCGCCGGATACGGCTTATGCGGTGACGTACAACAACACGTCAACATCGTTTGGCATTAACCGTGGCACCCCTACTTCAAGAATTGTTGTACCGGACACGTCGACCTACAACTTTGAGTTTTCGCTGCAAGTCGACAAATCGTCCGGTTCTAACTCCCAGCTGTATGTTTGGCCGCGTATCAACGGCGTCGACGTACCAGACTCTGCCAGCCGAGTGCGGGTCAAAGACAACAACGACGAAAAAGTTGTGTCGTGGAATTTCATGCTGGATATGCAAGGTAACAGTTATTTTGAGCTTATGTGGGCGGTGTCCAACATCAACGTCACATTGGTTAGCGAAGCCGCTACCGCCTTTTGTCCGGCCGTCCCATCGGCCATCCTGACCGTTTTTGAGGTTTCGCTATGAGCGCCAACCTGTCCGCAGTCCCAAAGCTTCAATTCTTCGACAACAACGGCAACCCGTTGGTGGCGGGGAAACTGTACACCTACGCAGCCGGGACGACCACGCCGCTTGCAACCTACACCGACGCAACCGCGACCACGCCCAACACCAACCCTATCATTCTGGATTCGCGCGGCGAGGCGAACGTCTGGTTGACCGCCACCACCTACAAGTTCGTGCTGAAGGACGCGTCCGACGTTACGATCTGGACGGTTGACAACATTTCAAACTCACTCAGCTTGTCGCAGATCCTTGCGGCCAGCGGCTCGGCAGCGGCGCCGCCTTACACGTTTGCATCCGACACCGACACCGGCATCTACTTGGCTGCGGTAGGGCAGATCGGTATTACGGTGGCCAGCACGCCGGTGATCCGCGCCACCGACACCGTGATGACGTTCGGCCAGTCAGGCGGCTCCAACGACGTGGACGTCATCCACTACGGCGACACCACACAGACGGGCGACATTGGCCTGACCGGCAACATTACGCAGACTGGCAACATTACGCAGACGGGCGACATGACGGTCAACGGCGCTGCGGTCTTCAACGAAGCGGGTGCTGACAAGGACTTCCGCGTTGAGGGTGATGGGATCGCAGACCTGCTGTTTGTTGACGCGTCGACTGACCGAGTCGGTATCAGCACCGCTACGCCGGCGTACTTGTTTGACGTTCTAGGGTCGCTTGGTGCGATGGCGCGGATTGGCGACGCGACGCGCGACTTGATATTTGGTAATGAACTCGCTACGGCATACATCGAAAGCACCAGCGCGTTTACGATCAAAACTGCGTCGTCGCCTCGAGTCTATGTGGCAACGACAGGACTGGTTGGCATCAACGAACTGAGTCCGCAACAGCAGTTGCACGTCACAATTCTGAGCGGCGTCACCAATTCCGTTTCGCAAGCCATGCGAATCGACAAGCAGATCAGCGGCACGCCTGGCGCTGGGGCAGGCGTCGGCATGGAGTTTGCCGTCGAGACAGCCGCGTCCAACACCGAGGTCGGCGCAACGATCGAGGCCGTGTCGACTGACGTCACAGCCGGGTCTGAAGACTTCGATCTGTCGTTCAAGACGATGGCAGCAGGCGCCGCCGCAGCAGAGCGCTTGCGTGTCACGTCGACCAGTTTGCTTCAGTTTAATTCTGGCTACGGCTCAGTCGCAACCGCTTACGGCTGCCGGGCGTGGATCAACTTTGACGGGACAGGCACGCCAGCGGCTCGTGCAAGCGGCAACGTCAGCAGCATTACCGACAACGGTGCGGGCGATTACACACTCAATTTCACGACCGCGCTCCCGGATGCTAATTACGCTACCAACGTCACCGCCGTCGGAACGTCGGCAGACACTCGGTACTCTACGCTGGTGGCCCAAACTACGTCTGGCGTCAATGTACAAGGCGCATACGATCGAACCCTCTACTGCGTCGCAGTCTTCAGGTGACCTATGAACAAACGAATTATCTACCCGCAAGACAACGGCATCGTGGCGATCGTCATCCCGACGCCTGAGTACCTAGCCGAGCACACAATCGAAGAGCTTGTGGCTCGGGTCGTGCCTGAAGGCAAGCCCCACCAGATCATCGACGCCTCGGACGTACCGACTGACCGGACGTTCAGAGACGCTTGGGAGTACACCGAATGATCACCATCAACTTCGAGAAGGCCCGCACCATCACGAAAGATCGGCTGCGTGCCGAGCGGGCTCCCCTTCTGGCGGCGCTTGATGTACAGTTCCAGCGTAATCTGGAGACGGGCGCCGACAACGCTGCGGTCGTCGCTGAGAAGCAGCGCCTGCGTGACCTGCCCGCCCTTGCAGACGCCTGCACGACGCTGGATGAACTCAAAGCCTTGAAGGCTTAAAGGATAGCGAGATGGAACCAGTCACTATGGCCCTGTTGGGCGGCAGCGTTCTCAGTGGTCTGTTTGGCGCGCGATCGGCTCGCAAGGCTGCCCAAACCCAAGCTGACGCAACGCGCGAAGGCATTGCGGCGCAAGAGCGGATGTTCGAGCGCCAGCTTGGTCTGCAAGAGCCGTTCCGCGAGGCGGGTCTTGAGGCGCAGAATATGTTGATGCAAGAGCTGCGAAACCCGCAGCAGTACCGCGCATCGGCAGGTCTGTCGCCGGCTGAGTTGGCTGCCGAGCAGTTCCAGTACCAAGCTGATCCCGGCTACGCTTTCCGGCTGTCCGAAGGGCTGAAGGCGCTTGAGCGGAGCGCCGCCGCACGCGGCGGTCTGCTGTCAGGCGGCACCGGCAAGGCGCTCCAGCGCTACGGCCAAGATCTGGCCTCACAAGAGTACGGCAACGCCTTCCAGCGGTTCCAAGCCGACCGAGCGGCTCGAGCAGGGCTCGGCTCAATGGAGTACGGCCAGTTTGCTGGCGAGCGGAGCGCGCGCCTCCTGCCGCTCATGCAGCAGGTCCAGGCGGGCCAAGGGCTGACATCCAACATTGCTGGCCAGATGGCGAACCTGGGCGGCGCTCAAGCCGCCGCGCTCGGCTCGATGGGCGCCTCTCAGGCCGCTGGCCAGATCGGCGCTGCGAACGCGCTGACGGGCGCGTTTGGCCAAGGGGCGAACCTCTATATGCAGAATCAGTTGATGGATCGGTACTTTGGTGGCGGCATGAATCCCGGCGTAACGCGGACGATGTACGCTGCACCGGCGACAATGCCGTTTAGTGTTGGGGACTACTGATTATGGCAATCAACCAACTGATCGCAGCCGGGATCCAGCAACCCCGGTTTGAGTCTCCGCTGAACATGATGGCTCAGTTGAGTCAGCTTGAGGCTGCGCGTGAAGGCAATCAGTTACGTCGTATGCAAGCTGAGCAACTGATGCGCCAACAGGAACAAGAGAACGCGCTGGCCGGTGTGCCCTACGCAGACTTGTCTGCTAGCCCTGAGATGGCGCTGCGTTATGGTGCGCCTGGTCGGCAGATGTACGGAGAGTTGCTTAAAGGCCAACGCGAACGCAGACAAGCTGAAGCGGCGCAGCGAAAAGCCGAGGTTGACTCGCTCGGCACGTTGCGGTTTGCACTGGCGGATGTCAATGATCAAACGTCGTACGATAGATGGCGCGATTTGGTTGGTCGAATAGCGCCAAACCTAAAAGAATCCATTCGACCAGAGTACGATCCAAGCACTGTTCAAATGTATCAGGTCGACGCCGACAAGCGTCTAGAGCTGGTGTCGCCAAAGTCTGCTAAGGTAGACGTTGGCGATCGAGTTATCTTTCGAGACGACAATCCGAACAGTCCGACGTTTGGACAAGAACTTGGTTCATACAGCAAAGGCGCCGCGCCCGAGTCCGCCAGCCTGCTGGCTCAACGACAAGCGGCTACCGCAGCGTCGCAAGCAGCGGGACAAGCGTCTGGCGCGCGGTTGGCGCAAATTCAACAGCAGATGGGCGTCGCAACACGAGCGGAAACAGCACCTAAACCCACGCAAGTGCAGTTGGGGGACAGAGTGGCGATTGTTGATCTCAACCCACAAAGCCCGACCTTCAATCAACAAATATCTACTTTGGAGACTGGAGCTCGTCCACTGTCTCAGCTTGAGCAGCAACGGACTGAAGCGGCTATCGCCGCATCTCAAGCCGCTGCGGGCGCTTCTCAAGCGCGAACCGCTGAACTTAACCAAAGAATGAATATCGCTGGGCAAGTCGCTACCGCACCAAAACCTGCTCGAGTTCAGTTGGGCGATAGAACTGTGACGGTAGACGACAATCCGCTTAGCCCAACATTCGGTCAGCAAATATCTACTTTGGAGGCTGGCGCTCGGCCTGCCGCAGCAAGGACACCTGAGCAGAAAGCGCTCGACGAGGCGCGTGCCGAGCAGACTAAAGCCGCTACTGAACTTTCTAGACTTCGCGCTGAGACGGAGCGTATGCGGCAACAGGGGGCGTTGCCGGGCGATAAACTTGCACAAGATCGTATTGCGAACGAGCGGCGTCGGCTTGATCAAGCAGAGTCAAACGCCAATCTTGCAGAACGACGTTTGAATTTGATGCAACAGCAAGCCGAGCGCGCTGCGGACCCGGATTTTCAGTTTTCCATCTCCAACGCGCGCGCGAGAGGCGTTGCATCGGCCAAAAGCGATCGTGACGCGCAGGATAATCTGCCGTCGGCTATTGCAGAAGCAAACCGAGCAGTGGCCAATCTAGACGCGATGGTTGGGCGACCAGAAATCAAAGATGCGTCCGGCAAAGTTGTGCAGACGGCGACTCGGCCCCACCCTGGCTTTCAAAACGTCGTCGGCTTTACTTTTCTGCCCGGTCTTCGTTTTGTGCAAGGCACTCCTGCTGCCGACTTTTATGCGCGTTTTCAACAAACGCAAGGGCAATCGTTCTTGCAAGCATATGAGACGCTTCGCGGCGGCGGTCACATTTCAAATACCGAAGGCGACAAAGCGACCGCTGCCATCAGCCGCATGAGCATCGCGCAGAGCGAGAAAGAGTTCATTGCGGCGGCGCGAGAACTGCAAGAGATTGTACGGACGGGCGCTGCACGAGCACAAAAGCGGCTTGACGGTCTTGGGGCGGGCGCCGCCCCTGCTGCCGCCCCTGCTGCCGCCCCTGCTGCCGCCCCTGCTGCTGCACCTGCTGCTGCACCTGCTGCTGCACCTGCTGCTGCACCTGCTCGCCCACAAGGCGTCGGCGCAGATTGGACTTTTATGGTAGACGGTAAAGGTAATCGTGCGTGGGTCAGCCCGGATAAAAAACAGGTCCGCGAGGTGCGCTAATGGCATTTGATCTAAGCACAGCCCGTCCGGTCGAACAGTCGGGGTTTGACCTCAGCACAGCTCGTCCGGTCGAACAGCCAAGCTTTGACCCGTCAAGCGCGCAGCCCGTTTTTGCTTCGCCTGACGCATTGCCTGGCCCCCGCGCGCAGCCGCCTGCATGGGCGCAAGAGTATCCGAACCTGTACAAGGGGCTTGTCGCCACGCGGCAACTAGCCGGCCCAACTCTTGAGATGCTGGGCGGCATTGGCGGCGCGGCGCTGGGGACTGTCGGCGCGCCGGGTCTTGGAACGCTGGCTGGCGCAGGCGCAGGATACGCTGGCGCTCGTCAGATTCTTCGACTGGCGGACACTTACCTTGGCACGCAACCTGCGCTAACGCCGGATGAGGCGCTCCAGCAAGCGACGTTTGACATTGCAGCAGGCGGCGCAATGGAGGCGGGCGGTCGCGTAGTGGGTCAAGCTGTCAGCGCAGGGCTTGGGCGCCTTGCGGATGCTCGACAGATTCCGCAACAGCGTGCGGCGGCGCTTGCTCGAGAAGCGCTCGGGAGCAATTTGGACGCCGCGCAAGCGGCGCTTCGCTCTGCGCCCGCAGGCTCGACTGCTCAACAGGCGCTTGCAGGGTCGGACGACCTCTATGTACCGACCACCCAAGCGCTGTTGCAACGTGCAGCAGCACGGGCGCCAGAACGGTTTGGTCCGGTCACCGGTCCACAGGCTGGTATTACTCCGGTGCAGCGTCGGGAAGCGGTCAATCAACTAGCCGAACTCGCAGGCGGACGCACGCCTGTTGCTGCTCAGGCAGCACGAGAAGCGGACATCAATGCGCTTAACCAGCAGTTGTTGCCTGAGCGCGATGTTGTTTTGGCGGGTATCAATGCTGACGAAGTAATCAGGCAGCGTTTGCAAGCTGAAGCGGCGCGGATGGGCGCGGCAGCCGGCCAAAAAGTCCAAGATGTGCGACGCTTTACGGCTGCCGGTGAACGTATCGGCGAGCGGGCCCGAACGCCGTACTCGCCCGACACAGGTGAATTGATGCCAGGTCAAGTTGCAGGTCAGCCGCGAGTGCCGGGGCGTTACACATACATGGGGGAGCTTGAGGACGCTGCTGAGAGAGTTGCAACATCTGCTGCGGAAGGTTCGCTAGCGTTTGGTGAGGCCGGTCGATTTGCACAGCGAGCGCTCGACAGCATGAAAGCGCACGGGCTGGAACCATTGAAAACAGAAGCAATTGAACGACAGCTGTTGGGGGTGCTTCGCAACCCAAGATATGCGGCCAATTCAGATATCGAGCAAGTTATCCCGCGTGTTGTTCAAGACATCCGAAAATGGACAGATGCAGGCGGCGTCATCGACGCATTTGCTCTTGATGCCATACGACGAAATTCTGTAAACAGCGCGGTGCGGGATCTACTGGGCGCAAAGCTCACTCCGACCGCGCAGAAAGAACTGACCGCCGGTCTTTTAACAGAACTTAAACCAGCGATTGATGACGCAATTAACAAAGCATCGGGTAGCGCCAAGTACACCGAATACTTAGATGCTTATGCCAAAGGTCGTCAGGCTGTCGAGCAACGCCAACTGGCGGCTGAAGCGTTGGAAATGTTTGAGCGCAACCCGAAAGAATTTGTTGACCTAGTCACGGGCCGCAGCCCTGAAAAAGTCAGAGAAGTGTTTGGTCCCGGAAACTATGATCTGGTCAAGCAGATGAGCGAAGCCGCGATGGGGACGCTCAGCAGAATCGGTGAAACAGCAGGCCGCGCCGTGCGCGCGACTGAGCAAGCCGCTGCCGGGCGCGAGGCGTACAGCGAACTGTTGAAAGATCATTTAGCAAAGATACGGGTGCCGTGGGGTCTAAGCGCGTCGGGCGCCGCGTTGAACAAGGGAATCGACACGCTTGAAAAGAAAATCGCTCGAAAGACTTGGCAGCAGTTGACTAAGGCCGCTGAGACAGCGGAAAGCTTCGACCAACTGCTGAACACGCTGCCAGCATTTGAGCGCACCAAAGTTCTAAAGATTATTCGCGATCCGGCATCCTATGGTCTGGCCAAGGGCGCGACGGCGCGCTTTGTAACGGAGCCCGTAATCAATGAATTGGCGCCAGAATCCGAAAACCGAAACGCCCTAATGGGTGGAATGTAAGCAGGAGTCTTTTCAATGGGCAGTATTGACGAAGTCGAGACACGTCTCATGACACACGAAGAAGTTTGCGCGGTGAGGTACGAGGGCATCAACGCTCGCCTCAAGCGTATCGAGCACATCCTAATGGGCGCCGCCGGGACGATCATCGTGCTGCTCGTCAGCCTGGTGGCCAAGGTGTAATAGTGCTCGATCCCGTCTCACTGCTGGCCACCGCGACCGCCGTTTTCAATGGCTTGAAGGCAGCGGTCGAGGTCGGCAAGGAGGCCGAGGAGGTCTTCAGCCAGTTGGGCAAGTGGGCGGGTGCGGTCGCTGATCTGCAAGAGTGGATGTCGAGCGAGGCCGAGGCAGCATCCCGGCCTCCGCCGATTTTCAAGAAGTTGGTGTTCAGCAAGTCTGCGACTGCTGAAGCGTTCGATTCGTATGCGGCCCAGGTCAAGATCCGCCAGATGGAAGAAGAGATCCGGCATATGTTCCACGTCGGGGAGCTCTGGTGGTTGGGCCTCGAGGGTTACAACGAGTTCTTGATGATGCGGCGCAGGATCAAGGAGCAGCGAGAGAAGATGGTCTACGAGCAGATCCGGCGCCGAAAGAAACTCATCCGAATCACGGCAGACGGTGCGCTGATTGCGATGGTGCTGTTCACGGGCGGCCTGATCTTGTTCCACATGATCAACTTCATCGTCGAGCATAGTCAATGACAAACGAGGACATTGAAACCAGAGTCTGGGCAGTCATTGTCCTGTCGCTGACTGGTATTCTGGTTGTCTCGGTGCTGTCAATCATATTGGGCGTCATGTTCGTCGAGCACGACATGGAGCGCATCAGTCCGATTGACGAGGCGTTTCTGGCGATTTTGAAAGATGTGATGCTCTTGTGTATCGGAGCGATTGGCGGTGTCGTCGGTCGCAAGAGCTTGTCCACCGCACTGGAGAAACACAATGCTCCCAGCCCTGACAGCCCTCCTGCCGTTCGCCAGCAAGATACTTGACAAGGTCGTGCCTGACCCCGAGGCGAAAGCCAAGGCTCAGGCAGAACTGGCGCAGCTCCAGCAGTCCGGCGAGCTCGCCAAGATGGCGAACGAGACTGAGCTCTTCAAAGCAGAGCAGCAGAATCTGACGGACAGGCACGCGGCCGATATGCGGTCTGATAGCTGGCTGTCGAAGAACATCCGCCCGATGACGCTGATTTTCATCTTGGCGGGCTACTTTACCTTCGCTATGATGTCTGCGTTTGGCAAGGACACCAACGAGTCGTATGTCCAACTGCTCGGCCAGTGGGGGATGTTGATCATGTCCTTTTATTTCGGCGGGCGCACACTCGAGAAAATCATCGACATGAGGGCTAAGAAGTGACTGGCAATTTTGAAAAGTGTCTTGAGTACGTCCTTCATCACGAGGGCGGCTTCGTTGACCACCCCGCCGATCCTGGGGGCGCCACCAACCTCGGCTGCACCAAGTCGACTTGGGAGAAGTGGATCGGGCGCCCTTGCACCGTTGACGAGATCAAGGCGCTGGTGCCGGCTGACGTCGCGCCGCTCTACAAGGAAAAGTACTGGGACAAGATCAAGGGTGACGACCTGCCGACCGGCGTCGACTACTGCGTCTTCGACACGGCGATCAACTCGGGTCCGGGCCGCGCGGCCAAGTTCTTGCAAGAGTCTATCGGCGTGACCGCTGACGGCGCGATCGGCCCGATGACGCTGGCGGCGGTGCGGGAGGCTGACCCCCGCCAGATCATCGAAGCGTACAGCGCCTCGCGGCTCAACTGGTTGCAAGAGCTCTCCACCTGGTCCACGTTCGGTAGCGGCTGGGGGCGCCGCGTGACCGACGTGCGGCGCCAAGCGCTCCTGATGCTGCTGGCGTAGCGCATCACCACTTCAGAAGTTCTTCCTGCAACTTCTGGATGTAGTGCTGGCACTTGCCCGCGTCATCGGAGTCTTTGCGCCCCTGCCGCATTGAGTACTTGATGATGTTGCCTTTCAAGAACCCGATGAACTCATCGCGGGTCAGCAGCGCCGACATCACCGTCCACGGTTGTACGGCCATATCTTTGTAGTGGGTGCCGCCCACTTGCATGGCGTCGGCTTTCATCTTCCAAGCTTCCTCTTCTTCAGGTGTCATTTGATCTACCACGGTGGATCTCCATATTCAATGAGGGACTCCTCGCGGAGCGTTCGGTTGCTGGGTTTAAGCGGCACGGGGCCGCTTGGTGGGATTGACTCTGTTGGGAACGGCCATGCCCACGGGGCTACCGGCGTTCGAGCTTTCCGCCTTCCAGCGGCTCTTGCAGATTGAGAAACACTTCTGGTATCTCGTAGCTCGTGAACACTGTTTGACAATCGTTGCATTGCTTCCTTCTCCACCTATAGTTCCATCTTGTGTCTCTTCTTGTCTCAAGTGTTTTGGTGTTCCAAGACCCGCACTCAGAGCACATACTCATCCGTTCTTTTCCTTTGGTTTTGCTTCGATGCTCATTTCTCTCCCTTGTATGTTGGTTCGATCAGCGCCTTGATCTCTGGCGGGATCTTGGGCATCGGCGCCCAAGCAATCCACCAGCCGTCCTTGTTGCTGGTGAGCTTGCCTGTGCTGCCGATGCCAGCGCGGTTCAGCAG